ATCTACGCTTTTATAATCCAGTGTGTATTGATATTGATGTTGAGTGTTGGACACCGTCTACGACGGTGTCTTGTTAAGCCATATGTGGCCGACCTGCCGTCGGCCTGCACGTGCCCCCCCCAGCCGGCGGCGACTCGCTGCGCTCGGCGGCCGTCTGACCGCCCCCCTAGCGGGGGGGGCCGAACTTTAGATTGTCAGTTACGGGGTACTGTGTAACCGGGTACTATGTAACCGGGTTATGGTTACGTAATAAGTGCGCACCGTACTTCTATAGGTACGGTTTATACGTTATACGTTGAACTTCAGTGTATACGTTGTGTGGACCACATACGTATACATACAAACACCTAGATGTTTGTGATATGTCTTGGTGTAACTATAGTATACTAAGTTACTGGCAAAAATGAATGGTCGGTGTAACCCCTCACTACGCGCAAGGGTAACCTCCTCATTCTTCAATTTGCCAAGTAACCCACAAGTGTAACCTCAACCATGGCCAGTGTTCGCAACGAGTCCGACCCTGTGCCACAGACTGCCAGCAACAGCCTCATCTTCCAGATGATGCTCCACTACAAGCAACAGCTCGAAGCGGCGCAGGCAGAGAGAGAGATCCTGACCAACGTGCTTGCTACGCAGCAGTCGCAGATCCATCAGCTCGTCGTGGACAACCGCCAACTTACGACCGCCAACCAGCGTGGTGCGAACTTGGTCAACATGAAGCACGAGGCGGGTATCATGTTTGGACAGTGCACGGATCGAGTTGCAGAGCTGTTCGGTACGATGAGACGCGAGATCCCGGAGGTGATGGCGTTCCACCCAGAGATGGAGCGCATCATCCTGCGTGCTGACTTCGCGCATCACATGCTCCACGGTATCAACTTCGTGGACCTCACTGCGGATGACGAGCTCACCGAAGAAGAAGAAGAGATGTCTGATGAAGAAGTAGAATTGTAATACACTCCACTTGTCTACGACCGTTCCGTTCCTTTAAGGAGGGGGGGGGTCTTCATAACAAGCAGAATCAGAATCAGAATAAGAATCAGAATCAGGGATCAGATTTTCTGAGTATGATAAAAACCATCTGGCTTCGCCATCTGTTTTTTATTAAAAATAAAATGTTTCCTAAATCACCAATCAATCTCCATGTCCTCCGGTAGGGGGTGGAGATTAGCCTCAACCACGATCTCACGACCGCGGTTACGATAAGCTTCATGTAGTCTTGTACGGCCTTCGGAACGACGAATAGCAGCGTACAACGCACCCGATGAAGATGGAGCGTTACGCGCTTGATAAGAGCGATGCTCATTCGCAGCACGATCGCTACGTACAACGTTGCGAATAGCTGCGGCGGCAGGAACCGCGGTGTGATCGTCTAATTCAATACCAAGCGATTGATGTTAGAATTAACACCGGGTAAACCACCGCGGCCCATAATAGCGTTCATGGCATATGAGCCAGCAGTGGACGCTGCATAGCGCCCTGCTTGCGCGAGAAGAGGAAGCGCATAGTTATTAAAAACTTGCTCACCTTGTTGACGAGCACCAGCTGCAAACGAATTCAGCCCTTGATTAATATACGAATCTTGAGTAGCTTCGGTATGAGTAAACTCCTGCTGAGCACTCATACTACTTGTCGCAGACATAGTACCGGGGCTGTTCGGAGCAGCCTGCGTACCGATGAGAACACCGGTCTTCTGTGGCAATCCTTCTGTGAGCAACAAGTGCTCAGCAGAAAGAGGCACAGAACCAGCAGGAGCGCCTTCAACGAGTACGACAATAGAACACCAGTCATTACCAAACGGACTCTGGACTTCACCGCCAGTCGCTGCAGTCAAAGTCGCTTGTTGGAGAGGGTCTTGGTACTGAAAGGCACGCTCGTCAATCCACTTGTTGATAGCAGTAATAGGAGACTGAGTCAACGACGCCAACGTAATACGCTTGTAGTGCGCCAAACCTGTCATCTGCGAAACAGTTGTTGGGAACTGCCAAGAATTACCTGGAGAGTTATACATAGATTCGACTGAAAGTCCAATATGAACAAACCCAGTAGTAGACGTCGGTGCAAGAGGACTGACTAAACGGACTGCATGAGCAACAGGACGAATAGCTTCAAAAGCACTACGAATCTCAGCAATACCATTACGGTTAAAAACCGTAATCCCGTTAAAAACAGGCCAAGTAACTTGACTGGCATCAATTGGATTGGCATGGATGACAGCTGCATTGTACGCTGGGCGAAATGCAAAGCCAGTCAACCAACCAGATGTAGCAACTGGGCAGGAAACCTGATCAGTCGCCGCATTAGCAATACTAGGCATAGTATTGCTATCTGGAACCTTCGCACCCTGTGCATCAGGATGAAACGGGTCCAATTGCGCGAGAGCGAAACGCGCGGACGGATTCAGCTGGGTCGGTGGGCAGTGGCACGCCGAGCGGGTACCCTTCGATGTCCGTGGACCACGACGGTTACGCGGACGAACACTCGCACGACGATACGAACGACGAGCCGGAGCACGTCGCCGAGCTGGCTTCCGCACATTCGTAGTAGAGCGACGATAAACCATCTGTTCGATTTAGAGAAGAAACAGAAATGAGAGAGAACTAAGGTGCCGGTAAAGTACAGTTTGCTCTGAACATAAGTTCAGATACTTCCCAAACTTCAACTTGACACAGCACAGTAGCTCCTAGGTAATAATGTGAATGGACACCTACTGTGCCATTTCACGAGACCTAGGAGCTATAGCCAAAACACTTTCCATTTTGCCATGGACCACACAAGCAAGTTCCGTGCCTGGTGTTTCACTTTGAACAACTACACGCTGCAAGATGAAGAACACATCAAGGGAGTGGTGGCTACCTTCGCCCGATACATCGTCTTCGGAAGAGAACTCGCCCCGGATACAGGGACACCCCATCTCCAAGGCTACATCTACTTCCACAACGCCCGTCAAAGAAAAGCAGTCTCAAGGCTGTTTCCTCGTGCAAGGTTGGACGTGGCTAACGGCTCAGCTAAGCAAAACCGCGTCTACTGTACTAAAGAAGGGGACTACTTCGAGCACGGGGACATGCCGATCGAAAAAGCAGAAGCGAGAATGCGGGGAGGCGTGGCTAACGCCGCTCGATATACCAACGCCGTTGAGCTCGCCAGAAAGGGAGACATGGACTCAATTCGAGAGAGTGATCCCCAAATGTTCCTCATCCATGGACCCCGGTTGGAATCCCTGTATGCACCCGAAGCTCGTCCGCTCGAGGGCGAACTCCTCCACGAATGGTGGGTTGGGCCTTCTGGTACCGGCAAATCAAGACTACTTTGGGAACTCTATCCAAAGCACTTCGCGAAAGCCTTGAACAAGTGGTGGGATGGCTTCCGCCATCAAGAGGTTGTTGCAATCGAAGAGTGGAGTCCAAAGAATGACTTGACTGCGTCTTCACTGAAGAAATGGGCCGATCGATATCCGTTCCCCGGAGAGATCAAGGGAGGATGTCTCCAAGGGTTGAGACCAAAGAAGATCATTGTGTTGAGCAACTACACGCCACAACAATGTTTCCTGAACCAAGAGGACCTCGAGCCGATCCTTCGGCGATTCACGGTCATGTACTTCCCGAAAGAAGAGCAGCACGCGCGTTACCGAGCCGCGGATTTCTGTATTCCAATCGACACGATCATGGATTGTGTGATTTCGGAAACAATCGGTGATGATGATGAGTGCGAGCTCCCAGATTTAGATCTGGATACGCTCTTTAGTGATGACTTGTGATGCCTCTACGGCATCTACGCTTTTATAATCCAGTGTGTATTGATATTGATGTTGAGTGTTGGACACCGTCTACGACGGTGTCTTGTTAAGCCATATGTGGCCGACCTGCCGTCGGCCTGCACGTGCCCCCCCC